TGAACGTCGAGCGCCTGCGGAACAACCGCCAGCCCGCCGATCCTCGAGCAATTGGACAGGATCCAATCCTGCCGGTCGTGTTCGTTCTCGATGCGCTCGAGCCCGCGCCACTCGCCAACCGTGATAGGGCGGATCTCGATCCGGTCGGGGTACCCGGCCAGTTCTGGGCTGTTCAGGGTCCGCCACATATCAGGTGGTCGGACGGGTTGCGGTGACCGTGCTGGTGTACTGCCAGGTGACTTCGGCAGTCATCACGGCATCGTTATCCCAGGACGGGTTGTAGCCGGTGATGATGGCCGAACCGGTGTAGACCAATCCGGTCACCGGGCTGGTGATTGTCACCGTGATGGCGGCACCGGATGGCGTTGCCTCGCTGAAGATCTGGGCAAGCGACAGGCTGGCCGCCTGGTCGGCAAAGATCGTCGCGCTGCCCGTGATCGTGGGCCGGCCGCCGATGGCTGTAGTCAGGGCGCTTTCCAGCGCCGTAGTGTCCACCGCCGTCTTAGCGCTGGTGATTCGCACGTTGGTGCCAGTGGTGGACGTACCACCGAACGACATCGTGCATCCATTAGAGAGTTTCGGCATCTGTCACGCTCCTGTGGCCCATACCCTGAAAGTTTGACGCACTGCGCGGGGGCCGTCATCGTCGCCAGTGCCGTCCTCGATCCGTTCGACCTCTTCAGCATCGAGGTATCCGGCAACGACCGTAGTACCCCCCTCGCTGTAGGCAGTGTTGGTGTCCATCGCCGTGCGCACGGCATCGGCAACGCTTCGGGCGCTGGACAGCGTTTCCGCCAGTGTGGTCACCGAAATGCTGAACTGTTCCAGCCCGGTGCTGCCAGCGAACGACCGGACGGGCTCCCGGGAATCGACGCTGTACACCAGCGCCGGAAGGGCGGTGCCCTCACGCCGCCACTCCGGGCTGATGCGGTTGCCGACGGCCGCTACTTCGTCGTCCAGCCGGGCGTAGATGGCCTGTTCGATGGTCACCGCTGCACCACCTTCAGCCCCTGCTTTCGAACGAGTTCCACGAAGCTAGTTTCGATTTCCCTAGCCATCAGCTCTTCAAAGCGTGCCCGAGGGAATGCAGTGGCCATCTTGTCTCGCACCTGCCAGAACCGCTTATTCAGCGGAGCGGCCAGCCTGGCATATCGACGCTTGCGCACCCGTACGCCGGTGGTAGCGACGATCATGCCAGCCCGGACGTCGGCACTGTGGGTGATGGCAGCAGCGACGTCCTTGCGCACCTTGTTGGTCGGCTTGCGGGGGCGCTGGGACAGCCATAGCGCCCGGTAGGTCTTAGACGCTTCCTTCAGGACGGAGCGGCCCAGCTGCTTCGCAATATTGCTTTGCACCCTCTTCGGAAGGAAGGCCAGTGCGGCGTCCAGCCGCCTTACTTGACGCATGAACTCGGGGCTGCTCTGGGCGTTGCCCAGCAGGCTGAATTCGACGCCGACAGCCAGTTTGCCGTGCTGCTTTTCGTACCACTGCGCAAGATTCTGGGCGTGCTTCTGGTTCACCCGATCACCTCCCGGGCTTCGATTTCCAGTTCGATGCGCCGCAGGTCGGTATCGGCTACCCCCAGCACCTCGAGGGTGCGGTCAGTCTTCCCGGTTTCCTTCAGCAGCAACCGGCTGGCCGTCGTAACGCCATCAATCCAGGGCAGCACGATGCGGTACGTGATTTCGCCGCGGGCGACGTCGACGGTTTCCAGCTGCGACGGGTTGGCAGCCTCGATATGCCCCAGCACGGTCGCAGCCGTAGTCCAGGTCTTCGTGCCCTGCCCGTAGGAATCGACGGCAGTGGCATAGTTCTGCACCGCAAACTGGTGGCGGAACATGCCCCGAGGGGTCATACCACTGGCCTTTCATGCATCAGTGAAACCATCATCTGCTGCGCCTTGCCCTCAATGTTGCCAGTGCTGTCGCCGCGGTCGGCGTACAACCGGGTGGCGAGTTGGAACACCGGCAGCACAGCCTCGGCCTGCTCGAGGGTGTCCCAGTAGACGGTGACCGGGCGGGCAGCGTCCTCGGGGATGATCAGTACCTGCCGCTCACCCTCCCAGTGTTGATCTGGGGTGTAGATCGTCGCGCTACCGTCCTCGGTGTACGCCGGGGCTTGAATGGGCTGAGGGTACGGGTAGAAGGGCGTTTCGCCCTCTTCGCTGACCAGTGCGGTGCGTGCCAGCGCCTGGGCGGACACTCCCGTAGCCCGCTCAAAGGCTGCGATAGCAGCGGGCAGCAGGATGTTCGTGATGAACGTGTCATCCGCAGTGTGATAGATGCGGGCGAACGTCTTGAAGTTTGCAGCCGTAATGGTTGGCAAAGGTCACTCCGAAATCGGGGCCGGGGGCGTCAGCCCCCGACCCCGACGGTCACGGTGAGAGAGAATCAGGCCGAACCAGCGATGATCACGCCACCGGCGTAGGTGTCGAGGATCTTTGCGTCGGAACGCATCACGCTTTCAAAGCGGACCTGGCCTTCCAGGGACTTGATGTACGGGTTCACGCGGAACGTCGCCTGCGTGCGGTCGATGATGCGATAGCCCTTCTTCAGGTCACCGAAGAAGATCAGGACCTTCTCGGTGCCGCTGCTGAACGACGGGGCGTACTCAGACAGGAAGACAGGCTTGCCCATCAGGAGTCCCGCCGCGCCGTTCTGCACCATCATGCCCTGCATGCCGTCGTACAGATAGCTGCCAGCGGTGCTGGCCTTCGTCTGCAGCAGGTTGCTCCAGGTGTCGGCCGACATGATCCAGACCCCGTTCTGCTGGTAGCCCGGGCGAACCGCGGAATACAGCGAAATGACCTGGTCGAACGTCGGGCGGGTCGTGTTGCCAGCGGTGTAGATGCGCTGGGCCGACACCCAGGCGCTCTCGATGAAGATGCCTTCTTCTTCGGTCGTGCCGCCGGTGCCGATGGCGTACTTCTCTTCGCGGTACTTCCCGTGCGCACGGGCGTGATCAGCGACCACTTCCGCGGCAACGTCGACTACCGAGTCGTTCAGCAGTTCCTCGGTCACGTCGGTGTACGCCGTGGCCTTGTAGGCCTTGAAGGACTTCTTCGTGGTGGTGAAGTTCGATTCGGTGTAGCCAGCCGATTCCGCGGTAGCGGTCACGCTGGTGCGGCCGTTGATGACAGGAATGTCGATGTTCGTGCTGAACTGCTGCACGGTCGCGTTCTGGCGGATGACGTTGTCGAAGTCAAGGTTCTTGACGAACTCGCCCGTCTGCTGGGTGACGGTGAAGTTGCCAGCGGTCGCCGCGGTTCCGATGGTCAGCACCGTTCGGATGTCGAGGTCGAACCCGGTACCGTCGCGCTTCTGCAGATGCTTGTGGAACGCACGGGCGTCGAACCCGTTCGCACGCTGTTCGGGGCGGATGATCGCGGAGCCGGATGCCCGCAGGGCGTCGGCCCGACCGCGCAGTGCCAGGGCGGAAATCTGCCCGTCGATGTCGCGGATTTCGGCCTCGGCAGCGTCGAACTTCTCGACAGCGTCGGCGGTGTTGGTGTTGGCGAACTCTTCGCAGGCAGCGACAAGCTGGCTGCGCTTCTCACGCAGGGTCTCGAGGTTCATCTCAAATCTCCTAGCCGCAGCCGCAGGTACCGGGCAACGAGCCCGGAGGAATGACGGAACGCCCGTACCGCGGCCGCGGTCGCCTCATAGGCGGGCGTATGGACAAGGCTGACCTCGAAGAGCCGGGCCGTGACGACGGTGCGGCGCTCGCCGCGCCACTCGTCCTTGTCGGCCACGAACCCGAACGACATGTTCTGATAGATGCCGTCGCGCAGCAGGACTCGCATGTCCTGCCCGTCGCGAGTGTCCGGCAGCCGAGCGGCGAACGTGACGCCGCGGTCGGTTTCCGCAAGTTCCAGCGTGCCGCTGCGGGTGTCCGCAAGCACGCGCCCGCCGTCGTGTTCGACCAGCAGCGACACGTTCCGCTTCCCGAGGTCGGCGGAGAATGCACCACGCTGGATCGTTTCGATGAACGGCAGGGGCTGGGAGTCTGTCCCGTAGGGGATTGCCAGACCGGACACGGTGTTGCCGTCGACGTCTGCTCGGACCTCGAACGACCGGCGATCAAGTTGCATCTTCAGACTCCGTTTCCTCGGGTTCGTCCTCGATGTCTGCCTGGCCGGCCGTCGTGTCCAGGCGCACCATCAGGCTGCTGGCGAACTCGCCAGCCATCGGCTGCATCCCGATGAACCAGCGGGCGTCGTTCGGGGTCAGGATCCCGGCCTGCACCAGCTTCGAAAGTTCCTTCGCCGTGCCGCGCAGCAGCTCGAGCAGGTCATGTTCGACCCGGTAGCCGGGCAGCAGCTTGCTGACCAGTTCGGCCTCCAGGCGCTTCGCCCAGGGCCGCAGGGTCTGATCGACCAGGGCACGCTGGGCGTCAAGGGTGATCTGGGTACCGGCCTCGGTCGCTGCCAGGAACGACAGCGGGATATTCAGGGCGCGGGCGATTTCGCCCATTGCTGACGTGCGGGCGTCGGTCAGCGCCTTCAGGTCGTCAGTACCGCTGACGCCCTCGATGGAACCGCCGCCGTCGATGATGAGCGGCTCGGCGTTGCCGCCGGTGCGCGAGTGCTTCGCCTTCCAGCTCGCGAGGATCGATTGCTTCGCCTGTTCGCTGATCGGCGTCGGGAACTTGAACGCCAGCCGCCGGGTGGTTCCGGTGGCCGCCATCGTGTTTGCCCAGGCATCGAGGTCCGCGATCAGTTGCAGCTGCGTCCGGCACTTGTCGAGCGGCGACTCGCCCAGGAATGCCCACCTCGAGTAGCCGCTCTTTACGTGGATGATGTCGGCGCTCGGCACCGGCTGACCGTCCAGCAGGTAGCGGAACGGGCTCGAGGTCCAGTCGATGACGATCCGGCCGCGGTCCAGCGGGATCAGTTCCGCAGCCTCCCCCGAATAGGTTCGGGCGATGTAGGCATAGGCGTTCCCCTGCGTGAAAGCCTCGGTGACCAGCCACCGGCGCAGGTCCCACCCGTTGACCATTTCGGTCGCTCGGCCGGTCAGCAGGCTTAGGGCGGCAGGCTGCACCTCCTGGTCCTTGCTGTCATAGACGCACAAGGTGGTGCTAGCCAGCAGGCTGGCTACGCCCTCGATAGCCCGCTGGACGCCCGGCAGCGCCTCGACGTCGGTGGTGCTGCTGGTTTCCACCAGCATCGAGGCGTCGAAGCCACCGATGAAGTAGCGCCGGAGTGACGATAGGAATCCCATCGTCTACCCCAGTTTGGGTCCGGTTATGTCCTGTCAATAGGCAAGTGTGACATTTCCTGTCACATTTCGGAAATGTCCGCTAGGTAGCGGACGGCGAATAGTGCCAATGGTGGCACTAATCACGGGCTCGATTAGTGCCAATCCGTGACAGCGATTAGTGCCACTGGTGGCACACCTTCAGAATGAA